CCATATTCTGATTGCGGCGGAATATCAAAACGTTGTCCAGGCTGTAGCGCAACAGTAGTGGAAGTAGTTTCACTAGCAGCAGGACCAGTAGGATCTACGTAGAGAACAGTTGGAACAGATAAATCTTGTTCATAAGCGTCTATTGGATTAAATATATAACCACCAACAGCATCTCCTGATGAAACTTGTACCGAATGGTGCGCTGCTAGTATCTTGGATACAAATCCCTTTGTTGGCGTTACTGGTGCAACTACATCAACACTTACATCTACAAATGGTACATGTTTATTCATATCGAATTTACTATCACATTATTGGTAGTTGTATAAAAATAACTAAATGGATCTCCTGGTATAATTCCTGTATCAGGTGTTGGAGGTTGTCCTACTCCATCAAAAGCAACCTCAAAATTAAGAACAGTCACATTTTCAGATGCAAGAATATTCTTAATTGAATCAAGAAATACAGCAGTCATATCATAAATATTTAAAGGTGATATACCAACAAAAAGACTGTTTATGTAATTTACCAATGCTGGAGTTGCAGCTTGAGCTATAGCTTGTGGAGACACATAATTTGGAGAATTAGTATCCCATAATACAACCATAGTTACAAGTTGCTGCGGTGGAAGAATAAATGGAATAAGATAACTATCAGGATAACTATTAAGTGTAACTTCTTGAAGAATAGGATTGGGACTTACAATTCCACCTCCGTTGTTATATGGAAATAACAATGTGCCATCAACAGGAATACTAAAACTATCATCATCAATTATAGTAACTGGATATTTATTGCCATTTAATATTGACATATTACCAGAGATATTATATAACGTCTCTGTCATTCCTGTTAAAAGATTATGATTATATGCTGTTTCAATAACGACTGGATTAGTATTTGAGATATTGACTATTTCGATATTTGGACGATCAAGACTAACAAGATCGCCAAGAGCATAATAAATTGCCCAAGCGACTTGATAAGGATCACCACCTCCAACAAGTATTGTCCATTTGCAAGTATTCAGATTTTGACGAACAGAAACCAACCGTTGCACAACACCTGGAATGTTCCAAAGCAATGTCTTGAGATAACGATCCGTACCTGTTGATGAAGCAAGACCTGCTGTCAACGTTCTAGTTCTAAATGATTGTATAGTTTCTGTTGATAAAGAAGGAATACCATCAGAAGGATTTGTAACTGACAAACTAATATCTAATGGAACAGATGTACCAAAACTTGTTACAGTTCCAGCTGGAACAGGCCAAGTGCCAGCTTGCGTAGCTACAGCATGAATAGGAAGTGAATCACCGTATGAACCAACAACACCACCATCTGTGCAAATATATTGATAACTACCGTCAGTAACAGTAAAGCCAGGAATAATAATGAATCCAGGTGTACCACTAAATATAAGATCAACAGAAGTATTGTTAGCCGCACCAGGCTGTATACCATATATATCAATTCCAAGTTGATATAATATAAAAGCATTGGCACCATAAGGCGTTACAGAATTTATTAAATCAACCATAAATTGATTTGAAATAACAATAGCAGCAACACATGTGGAAGCCACATCTTCTATAAGTGTTGCTGGAAGATTGGCTGTATAATCTGGATTGGTAGATGCTACCTTAGCAACCAATCGCTGACGCAATTGTGCAGGTGGCGTAGGCAGCAAACCTTGTGGACCCATAATTAAAGGAAGTACAGCCATTAGTAAGGTATCACATCAGTTAGAACTGCACCATACTGCGTAATCACGACAAATTGATAAGCAGGTGCAGGACGCCCATCTTCATCACGACGATTTGGCAAATTTGTTAAAGTTAATGACATAAAATACTTTGCAAATCTTTGTTGTATCAAATTTATATTATAATCAGGAGCAATCTGTGTCATGACAGAAGCATGTGCAGGAATACCCCAATCTGCAAAGAATGGACTTTCATGTAAATTCAGCTTAATAACTTGAATCATATTTGTTAAATACACCATATCATTAAAGCCATTGGGATCTGTTTCTACAACTACCCATTTCTTTTTATATGGATAAAGTATATCAGGTACGATGCGCCCATAAACCCGCATTATGACCTCTGCGCCCAAATATTACCCATTACAGTACAAGCTCCAGTAAATTTTGCTTGAGCAATTAAATAATAATAAGTATCAGCAATTATGTTGACATAGCAAGATCGTAATGGTAAAATTTGCAAGTCACTTGCCGGAGTAGCTGATGGAAACCAAAGCTGATTTCTAGCTACTCCAATATCTGGAATATTAGGAAGTGTCACTGTAGTATTAATAGCAGCTGACATATCTGTTAATCCAGCTACTGGTTTAAACCAGACTTCTCCATTAATAGTCCAAATACCAGGAGTTAACCAAATACCAGTAAAACCTGCTGGTATATCACTAGTAATATCAACTCCAGTTGTGATATTACTGTAAATTATTTCTCCAGTTGCTCCTACTCCTGGAAAACCACCTCCTGGTGCGCCGCCAAATCCACCTCCAGCACTAATCATTCCACCTGCGCTAATGTTACCACTAGCCGTAAGACTTCCAATAATATTAAATAATGTTTGGGCAGTAGGTTTTGGGACATTAGGAAGTGAAGGTAAAGGAAGAGGAAATGTAAGATCAGATTGTTCTGGTGTTTCTAATGTGGATATTTCTGTTTCAAGACCTCCTGCTGCACCAACTGTAAAATGTGACGCTACTAAATTGAACATACCACTTCCGCTAATAGCGTGAGTTATTTCATTTTGTGCAAGCTGCTGTATACTTTGAGCATTGTGAGATATAATACCAGAAAGAGCAGTATGAAGAATATTGCTACCAGCAGTATGAGATATAAGACCTTCAAGAGCTTGATGAATAATATTGCTATTAGCTACATGATTTATAGCTGCGGAAGAATTATGTATTATATTATTGAGAAAATCTAAAAGATGGAACGTTGATTTATCTTGTGTTTGAGTTTTATGTCCTGATGGTCCTCCTGTAACTAAAAACTGGTTAGGATCGCGTTGATCAAATTTCTTATTGCTAATAGGATGAAATACATGCGTTGCTAAATTGCCTCTTGAATACATGTTAGCGGTTCCACCGCTAACTCCATCTGTAGATGATATGGAAAAATCGCTTGGGACAGCGTATCCTTTATCACCAACTTGCGTAGGTTCACGAGTATACTTAGAAAATGCTTGAGGAATAACAATTTTAGGTAAAGTAAATGGGCCAGTAGCATCAAAAGTAAACTCTAACATATCATTTTCTAAGATTTGCGATACATGTCCTTGAAATGTTTTAGGCTGATTTTGTTGATTATCAGCCGCTTTAGTACGCGTGAAATTATGCAGTTTATTAATAAATGAAACCTTCTGTGAGGTATCGTTCACGGAGATACCTCAAATTGTCGATTTCTAAATATCAATGTTGAATTAAAATAGCTCTTTGTCATACTTATTAAATATTGCACCACACCAGCTTGATACATGGCACCAGGATTTTGATCCATAGGATAAGCAAACGTATTAACTCCAGTAATTAATGCCATTCCACTTCCATTATATGTACTAGGAAGAGCTTGAATAATGCTAACATTAACTATTTTTCCAAATTGAAAATTATGTGGCGCAGCTAATGTAGCATTGACTACTTTGTTATTTTCATCCCAAACTAGTGATAGTATCTCAGCGCCTATAAGAGTTTCTACCAAAGGTACCATAAAAATTAAATTATTATTAAATGATGTACATTTGACATAATATCGTTGGGCAGCTACATTCCATAAAACTGTAATAGTATAGGTTTCTCCATCAAATATAGGCGTAAAAGATGGTGCTCTAACGTTTGAAGGAACAAATGGATAATACGCAATCATAATGGTGTAACAGGCATTGTAACAACTGGAGTACCACTAATCATTGGAAGTGTAACACCAGTACCATAATTTCCTATTGATGTAATACCAAGTGCCGTTTGTATAGCAGTTATTTGTGCGGCATTTGGCAAACCATTTGTAATTTTTGATATCAAATTATTCTCTGCTGCAACAACATCTTGTAATGAAATAAGTGGAGCAGTAAAATCCCATCTCCAAGTATTTTGTGGTAATGGTGATTGTGATGTTGAAGCATCTGTTAAATTCTCAAGCAACATATTGTTATAAATATAAGCTGGTGTAAAAACAACATAACTTCCACCCAAATTATTATGATTGTCTAAAGCAAATTTAAGACTAGTCATTCTGGATTGCTTCATCGTCCATGCACTAGGTTCTTTCATAGGTGTCATCATAACTAATGAAACATTAAGAGGATTTCTCAACGTTGCATTAGAAGCAACATTCAAACTAGCAAAAGGATATTCTGCAATTGATTGTCTTATTAAAGCACCACCAGGTGCTGGCTGAAAAACAGCAAAAGCATTTTCAAAACTCCAATCATCTGGAACATTAACGCCTTCTGGTCCCATTTGTTGTGGTGCCAAAAATAATGCAGAAAAAACTTCAACATTAAGCAGTGCAAGTATTGGTAAATACCCACCAACAACACCGGAAGCAATACCATTTTGCAACCAGATAGGAGTTAATTGATATAATAGTTGAACTTGACTAAGTGTGCTCATTCTGCTGTACTAGATCCAGTTCCACCAGATTCACCAGTAAATGCTAATTGTCCACCTACTTGTACTATTCCACCTAATGCAGCGCCAAATCCGGCAGCAAAAGAACTTGAAGAAGCTTCTATTATTGTAACCCAAGACTCACCAGTAGGTTGCCTATAATGACCAACATGCCTAATTTTATTTACAACCCAAGAACCAGTAAATAAAAGAACATTACCATGTTCATAAGTATTAGCTCCTTGTCCACTAGTATAACTAAATGCAGCACCACCACCTTGGATATTAACTAAAAGTTTTTCAGGAAGCGTAATATACACTGGTGCGCCACCAGCCATAGCTGAATTAATATCAGCTCTTAAAACAGTTTTGACTTGAATTTTATTATTATCAATCCACGTAGGCTGTCCAACTAAATCTTCAAATTGAATAGCAATTGGCGTACCAGGACCAGTAAAATCAGTAATTACATATTTACCATATCCTACAGGAAGTGATTGTACTCCTTGATAACCAGTAGTTTCTGGCGTTCCTAAAATACTATGAGAAAGCTGTTTAACATAATTCATATATTGCTCTAAACTTTGATGATACCCTTGATCTGGAGCATTCAAGATAAGAGCATTACTAATATTCACAACAAATTGAGAATTTGGAAAAGCAGTTGATAAAGCATTTTGTATAGCTGAAGATAATTGTGAACCCTGCGGCATATTATGAATAATATTCTTTGGATCTGTAGGCCCTCCCATTCCAGTTGGATTACCTGGTATTATAATAAACGTTAAACTTAAATCATTTCCAGTCCAATTGCCAAAAGCAGGATAAATTTGTCCATCTGCTATAAGACCTTGATGAACTACTTGATCATTAGCTAATGGCAATCCCTCTGTAAATCCACCAAATAATTGCACTCTTTGACCTGTAAAAACAGTTGATTGTGAAATAAGATTTTGAGTAATGCCTTTTATCGTAATTGATCCTGCACAAGCACCAGAAGTAACTTCAATATCAAAATCAATATCTAATGCACCTGGATCATTAACACCATTAAAATTACTGCTCCATTGAGAACCAGAAGCATATGCACTTATTTCTGGAAGAACGGTTGATGATAAACCAGCTAAAGCACCTTCACCAGTTATACTAGCTGCACCATTTATAATACTTAAATTTGGTGCAGATCCTACTGCGCTCACTTTTATAGCATAAAATCTCAAGAATCAAAATTCCCTTGAGCGCTTCCAATCGAAGCTGTCTGAAGATTAACATTTGAACCGGATTTATTAAATATCGTTACAACTGGACTTGCATCTTTGTGGAATTGGCTCATATCACCTAAATGCGGTGTCGGATCTCTACCATAAGGATCTGTACGACCTGGTTGAGCAGCAGCTTGCATTTGTGGTCTATTTTGTGGTCCATACGCAGCAGCAGTTTTTGCCATTTCCTCCTTTGTTGTGGGACTATATGCAGCAGCAGCAGTTTTCATCGTTTCATCTCGTTTTGCAATTGCATCACGAGTCATAGGATTAGCATCATCACCAAGATAACCACCGGAAGCTACTTTGATTGCTCTATAATTTCTGGCATTATTCTCACCAAAACCAGGATTATAACGGACATTTTTATTACGATAATCCCCAGTCATAACTGGATTATCGTAATAATCTCTGACATGTGGTGCGCTGCCTTTGTACTGTTCTAAAACCTCCATACCAGTACGTTTACCTTTTTCATCAGTTAAATACTTTAAAAATTCAGCAGCATGATCTAGGCGCGCGCCCATAGTCCCTATGCCGCCACCAGCATAACGACCAGATTGTTTTCCTTCTCTATCCAAAAATGTTGAAATTGGTGTGCCAGGTTTAATATCGCCCGACATCACATCTTCGCCTGGTCGCCAATCACCTACATGTCCACCTTCTTTCATTGCTCCTGATTTAATACCAACCGCTGCTGATGCCAATGCAACACATTGCGGGCTTGTGATTAAACCATTATCTTTCATTTTCTTTAGATCATCAGCCCAATGTCCTGTAGCGCCACCTTGGCTTGAAGCACTACCAACAAATGCTGGAGCTTTACCTCCACCGGTAGTAATGCCTCCACCATCTCCACCAGTAGTAACGGTTCCGCCACCTCCTTCTCCACCAGTATAAGAAGATACTGATGGAACGCCACCTAAATATTCCTGTTGGCGCTGCAAAGCATAACTGCCTGTCGCCACAGGCTTTCCATTTATTATCCGAGTTCCTTTTGGTCTTTCATATCCTAGTAAGTAGTCAGCAGCTTGTTGACCTGCCGCTGCATGAGTTTGCATTTCCTTCCATACATTAGGATAATTCTTTTGCAAATTTTCAATTTGATATTCTGCTTGTGCCTTTGGATCACGCCAATTTTTACCCTGCTCTTTCATTGCCGCTAAAAAACGACCCTTTTCACTTCCGGCAGATGTACCAGAAAATTGCCAAAGACCAACACCTGTTCCACCTTCTTCAGTCGCTCCACCTTTGAATGCACTCTCCGATTGAATATTAGCCATCATTCCAGCAATGCCTTCTTCAGAGGCACCTGCTTTACGAAACACATCAGCAACAATGGCAGCGTTTTGTTTGGCAGTAGCTCCAGGTCTAGGGTCTTTTCCGCCAAAACCCTTACCAGCTTCTTGCATTAATGGAGTAGCTTTTTCTCCAGTTACGGAAGGAAATACACCACCTCCACCTCCACCGCCAGAAGCTAAAGGAGCGCCTCCACCTACGCCTCCACCATCAGCCATATCTTTAAATGCAACAGGACCAGCTCCGCCGCCACCTCCACCTCCGCCACCACCACCGCCTTCTCCACCACCATATCTTTCTGCAAGATATTTACCAGAAGTAAGTTCCATATTCAATGCTGACATATTATCAGCTAATGGCTTTATTTCTTTATTCAAATCAACAAAGATATCAGAACTCTTCATTAGTTCTCTATTAAATTCACCGAAGTCCTTACCACCTTCTGTTGTTGTATTACTCAACATATTACGGAAAGCAGATGCCTCCTTTGCTGGCATTACAAGTTCATCTTGATGAAGCATAGCCATTCCTGTATCAGGAACACTATATGCTCCAGTTTGGAACTGTGGTACAAGAGGAGCCTCTTGTAATCCTTTCAAAAGATTATCAGTACTAGCGGATGGTTTAGATATTAAAGGATTTTCTTTTCCAATATTTTTATCCCAAGTTTCTGGCTGTCCACCAAATGGTTTCCATAGCCATTCACTAAATGGATTTGGATTAGCATGACCCTCTCTTTCTTGTTTTGCAAATGGTGCATTAGTCAAATATACAATAATTTTATCAATAGCGGATGCCAATCCAACTAAATTCTTAGCCGCGACAGTTTCAAGAACTTGTCCAAACAGACCTAAGTGTTTATTTAAATCAGTATATACTTGAGTAGTATCATCACCCAAATCAAGTAATTTTTCATTTTGTGCTGCTTCTTTAGCACCTTGTTCTAATTGAAATTCAGTAGCTTTTTTGATTCTAAATACATCATCTGGACTAAACATATCTTTAAGTGCTGTATTATTGAAATATGCCAGAAATTGTCCAAAATCTTTAAATCTATCCATTAATTTTTTAAGAGCAATATTTTGATCAGCTAACTGTGCAGGACCAGATTTTACACCTTCTGTCTGTGGATTCAAACCTAATTGAATTTGGGCAATACGTGCTTGGGATGTAGGATCCAAAGCCATACGTGTTGCTGCCATACCGGCATTTACATCACGATATGGTCCTACTGAATATTCAGCAGCTTCAAAAGCACCGTATGCTTGCCCATATCCTCTGGCTTGTCTACTCCTTCTTGCTACAGGTTCAGCTAAAGCGATAGCAGTACCAACCGCTAAAAGAGCACCAGCAGCCACAGTTTCTACTAATTGCATACCTCCTGGTGCCATAAAAAATTGTTTTAATAAACTAGTCATACCACCTATCAAACCATAATGGGCACCTCCTCCTGTTGCGCCAGCACCAACCCGTGCAGTATTCCCAAGAGCATTAATAAATTGAGATTCTTCTCTTCTTTTACCAGAAGTTTTCTGTTTTCCTTCTGTGAAGAACCCTTTAACGTGGCCCCAAAATGAAGCAGCACCCTCTGAAGCTCTAACAGATTCAGCTTTAAATTCATCCGTTGTAGCTTTTTCTTTAGGTGATGACCAAGCTAAATTTTTAAATGGATCTTTGCCGATCCTTCTAGATTCAAATTCTTTTTCAAATGCTGTTTTTGGTGTTGGCCCTTTTGGTTGTTGAGCCATTTTTCGCGCTACGGGATCTACTTCTGGATTTTCTTGTCTCCATTTATTTATAGGACCAATTATTGGATCTCTTGCAGCCCTTTTAAGATCTTCTTCAAATTTTTTGAATTTACTAGAAATGCTAGTATCAAATCTTTTACCTGCTCTATCAATAGCTTCACCAAATTTATTAACGCCTCCAATAAGATCACGATCTATACTAGATCCAACTCTTTTAAGTGATCCTTCAATCTTATTCAATTCTCTAGATTGTTTTATCCATAATGCCTCAGCAGCAGCATTAGCTTTATCATACCAAAATTTAGTAGTTTTTGTTGCTTGATTATTTTCGCCAAGTCTTCTTGTTACATCAGCAAGTCTTTGTTCTAGTTTAATAGCCTTATCAACAGCATCGTCAAGCCCTTTAGAGGCTTGTTCCATTTGAACTTTAATTTCAAATTCCGATGTTGGCACTTACTACTGTCTCCAGAAGCGATACCGCCACTCTAAGGCGCTTATGTATTCAAAATTAAATTGATACATAAATTCCTGAAATCCCATAGTAGAAAGATAATCTAGGATGGAATGGATAACGCTGATGCTACAGTTTGTTTCGGTGGCGCTGCTTTCTCCGGTGGTTTCTCGCCAGTACTGACGATCTGAGTCGATGTCTGCAAAGAACGCATGTATTCCATAGAACCCAATAATGTAGTTTCCGCTTTCCAAATTCCAGTCAATCCCTGATACGCCATTTGTAGTTCGCTTCTTAGGTGTAGAGCTGAGGCAACAATAAAATATACAATGGCGTTCTCGACCTCCATCAATATTTGTTCATCAACTAGTTTTCTATTTTTAACTTCAAAATATGGTAAAGTTGTCCATCCTCCACCATTTGTACTTGGCATTATTACATTCGTAAGACGTTCAATTTCATTCATCAGATTTTGACTAATATCTGTTTGATCATCTATCTCCTTTGCAGCATCACGTAAGGCAAGGCGCGCTATCCGTGGCGCCATACTAGGACCAACTCCATTTGCATATAGATTTGCTAATGTTCTGGTCATTAGCATATAATTTGCTTCAAATACCTCCTTACCAATTGGCATAGAATGAAAGTATATTTTATGATGCTCATCTATTTCCATTGGAAGAACTAGATTAAGCTTCCTATTGATAGATATTGACATCTGCTACCTCTGTTGCCTCAACTCTTACTGATCGAACATAGAACTGTTAACTTCGTAGTAACCCTTGATTGTAACCACGAAAAGGGGTGATTCGCCGGCGAATGACATTTCGCGAACAGTTTCAAGGACGGCATTTCTAATGGTATATGCCTGCAATCCATAGGCTGTTCCGGCTTGTCCAACACCTGATGGCGCCGCTATACCCACATCTGGAAGAACAGTTATGTCTCCCAGAAGTGTACTCAACTCAAATTGAGTCTTGTAATTTTGCGCAAATGGTTGAGATTTAAGCAAGTTGATTGTCAATGTAGCGATTTGATATGGAACAGGCGAAGGAACAGCACCTGTCATAGACGGGAAATAATCAGTCGCATTTCCCTCAAGAGCTAGTGATATTCCCTCCTTCCCAAGAAATTGTGGGTTGATATTTAAAGCTCCATTAGATACATAAGGTATCTGAACCGAAGCCTTAACGCGATTGAGTGTACCCTGTTGTTGATTTGGATTAGGCATCGTTTATCTCCTATGATAAGATTTTAGAATTATTGTGTCACAATGTTAGTTGCGACCACAACCACAAGAACATGCACGAAGCCACGTGACGGGATGAACATTGTCGAAAGTCCATCATATTCACCACGTCCATAATCACCAGGATTCAGCTGTGCATACGTTAGAAATGGCACAGCATTCACATTGCATTTCGCCGCATATGTTCCCACTTGAATTTGTTGAGCAAGGTATGCGGGATCATATCCAGTTTGAACAACTGGTCCATTAACCATACCGAACTGTACTCCAGCTGTCATTACACCAGCAAGAACAGCTTCCATAAAGTTAATGCCAAATTGATCGTAGTATAGCGGCGCCAACGGATTATTGGCACCATTGATGATAGCGTTTGAAAGGGTCTGATTTATATTGAGCTGGACCCAATCAATAGTCCACCACCAATTGAAGTAGTCCTGTCCATCAGCCGTAACACCCTCGTAGATGTTGGTGAAATTGATTCCACCTTCTGCACCAGTTTGGATGTAATTCACGGCATTTTGCTTCATGCTGAGAAGCAACGGGCCATTGTTTTGCAATGGGTACGGAGTAACACCGTAGATGAACTTAAAGCACATTGGCGCCACACGAGTAATAGCAGTGGCACGAAATTGTATTCCTTGATAGAACATTCCTGCTAGAGTAAACTCAGCATAAGATCCCACAGCAGATGCCTGTCTGGCAGCTGCAACACCAGGAGCTTCCAACAATTGAACAACTGACTTGACAGTATCTGGAATCAAGCCGATGCAGGAAGGATCTCCAAGTGTAAGCCAGAAATAAGTCATCGCTTCTGGGTTAACAAACTGTTGGAAGACAGGGAGAGCTTGTGGAATATTAGCTGCCTCACCCCATTCGGCAGGCAACAAATAACCATAAAAAGAAAATGTATTATTGGTTAGCCACTGTTCCAGTTTCGCAATTTGGTCAGCAATGTCTACTGCAACACCAAGTTCCAGAACAGAAACAGGCATAGCTGTTCCTTGTCTGAAATATGATGCCACCATAGCATTCAATTCAACAGAAGAATATGGTGCAAATGTACCATATGTTGTTGGCAATCCAGGATCAACTGCCATAGGTACAGAGAAGATATTCTGGGTAATATCAACAACAGTACAAGTATAAAGACCATTAAGTGTTGCTGGAACAAACCCCGAAAATGCCATGTCGAAAGTGTCGCCATCCTGCAAACCCGCAGGTAATGGATTAGCGGCAGTCATTCTGAGAACGCCACTATTCCAAGTAGCAGAAGTCAAACTATTCGCTGGTTCCATCATTCCAGTCAAATCACCAAACTGTGTCAAAACGCCTACCGAATTGACAGGCAGATTTGAACCACCAAACGACACAGCAGCGCCAGTTTGCTGATACCCTGACGGAGTAGGTGCAAGAATAGTGTTAACTTGAACAGTTACGATGGCATTAGGATCTAGCGCGGCCATTGGAGTCTCCTAGTGGTTACGGTGTTGGTATAGACGGTCTCACAGTAATTGATGCACCGCTACCTTCATCATGAACAATACATCCCAAAATGTGTTGCCTAGCAACATCACGTACAGATTGTTGAACATAATTTACTTCAACTACAATGTGTTTCTTTTGAGCCAAGACTTGTAACTCAGCTTGTTCTCGTTTTTCATCAGATATAATTGGCATATTCCTAATACCAATTAAACTCCAATCGGAACTATATTGGATAATAAAATTAAGAAACGTAATTATATCATCATTATTTACGCCATACGTTGTAATTATAACTTTTTCACAAGCTAATTGACTACTTTGTAATCTTGGCCCTAAAAATGCGATAGCTTCCAATGCTCTTGTATCTTCAATATGAACTGCTCCATAAGGAGGTGGCTCATTCTGCGGAATAAGGAATGATGGATATAAAGGAAATGGACAAATAAATCCAGGATAGGGTGGCCTATAACTAGGCATTGCTAACCAAATAGGTAATGAATTAGAAATTATTTGTTCAGACGGTAGTTGCGCAACATCATCGATAATCTGTATATCAGTAATAGATGTTACAGCAACACCCATATAATGCCATAAACCTGCTTGCTCGTAATATTTACCATGTGAACTAAAAGCAAATCGAATTCCCATATAAGTGCCAATATACATATATTGTGGAGTAATTTCTTGAAAAGCATCTATACCAGCTAACGCAGTGAATACAATAGTATTATATGGTATAGTAGCATCTTCCTCTTGCTCAACTTCTGTTGAATAATGTAAAGAACCAGTGACAATTACGGTATCTCTTAATGTTGGAATAGGTTTAGTCAAATTAGCTCTAACCCAAAAAACATAACCATCTAAAGGTAATACCAATTTTTTGTACAAAAGAAAGGTAATCTGAGTATCAGCAGAAAGTGTTCTAACGCCACCAGATAATACTCCATTCAACGCACCTTGAGCACTATTAGCTGCTTCACTAACAGTAGTCATTTAACCCAAGCTCTAAATGATGCTTTATAAATACCAGTTCGATCAAATGAAGGTCTTTGTCTTGTACTAATACCACGTTTACGTCTTTTACCTTTTGAAGCATCCGTAGGAACGCCTGGAATCATACCATTCATTTCTTCATCATCTATAAATGTCTTAAACAGATTTTGTATCTGATCTGTATGAGGTTTCATTAAATTTTTCATTTTAGCTCTAGTTGCGCCACCTCTATTCTGAATCGTATGTTCTGCAACTTCACGGAACCCATTATGGATTAAAGCATTAATTTCTTCTTTGTATACTTCAGAAAATGTTTCGACAATACCATATTTTCTTTCCAAAATCTTACTCAATTTATCTGCTGTCATCGTTCTAGAAAAACCACGCCTCCGTTTACGTCTTTCTTCCAATTTCGATGCGCGAACTGGAGCTTCCATAGCTTCGGCAGTATAAGGAGTATTGATAAATCCCATATGTAACGTAATATCTTTCATGGAGGTAACATTGATTGCGTTATTTCTACCCATGCACCATTCTGACGAACATAAAAGCCACCATCAGAAGGAGCATCAGGAATAGTGCCTCCAGCAGGTCCAGCAGGGCCTTGCGGACCTTGAGATCCTTGCGCTCCGGCTGTGCCAGGTGCCCCAGGAGGGCCTTGAGGACCAGGCGGTCCAGGCGGTCCTTCAGGTCCCTCAGGTCCAACATTACCACCGCCGCCGCCAATCACACTTTCTACGTGACCTTTGGTAACAAAGGTTGAGGCGCCACCCTTACCTGCCCCCATTGCATGTTGTGGCATTACATCCTCACTTAAAAGCCAGGTTTTGGACGTGGACGCGGAAGTGTACCTCCACCAGTTTTTATGACAGGAGGACGTTGAGGCTGTTGTTCGGGTTTTGGAGGACTAGGTTGTTGTTCTGCTTTTGGAGGATCTTGAGGATCAAATGGCGGAGGATTGGGAGGATCAGGGAATGTCCAATATTGCCATCTTGGCATACGGACATATTGCGTTGTTTGTGGCATTTTAACCTCTATGGAGGAAGTAGTACCCATGCACCATTTTGGCGAATATACATGTTACCGTCACTTGGTGCATCTTCTATACCAGCTGCGCCGCCGCCTGGTGGTAGTGCTGGTACCCATTGCGTAGAATTACCATCATCATATAATATATAAAGAACAGCATCATCATTTCTCCACCAAAGTGCTCCTGGTACAGCACCAATTGGTGGATTTGTATCAACTGGAACAACAACTCCACCACTAATAACAGGAACAATGCCTACCCAAACAGCACCATCCCACTCATATGTAGCGCCATTTGGGGCTACAAATTGATCTCCAATATTAGGATTTTGCGGAAAATCAATTATAGCATACGGTATAGGATTTGGATTTTTTGTGACCGCATATTGCTTATTTTGGCCACGCCAATCTATTCTCTTTATCATAGCGTCTTTCCAAGATTGACAAAAACCTGATTAGCAGTGAGTGTGCCTATACCAGAACCAACAGAATTTATTGCTAACATAACTCCATCAATTGTTGTTCCTGCATCAGCAACAGTTGTTGTATAAGTATTAGCTGATGCTCCAACAATACTAACACCATTACGTCTCCAAGTATACATATAAGATGTTGGATTATTTGTCCATAATCCAGTACTCATAGACAATGTAGCGCCAGGACTAACAGAGCCAGCAGGAGTTATTCTTGGCAGAACAACATTAACTGGAGGGTTAATTGGCGCAATGCCAACATCCCAAACTGGCATTCCTACTGGAGAGTTATAAACTGGAATTGCACCGGCATTTTGACCTTGATCATTAGGCCATCTGCCTTCAGCATCTGGTGCGCTGCCTGTTGCTACCACTCTAACAGGAATTGGTCCTGAATCTGCTGCTATTGGCGCGGCTCCGAAAGAGACTGGAATTCCACCATTATTTTGTTTATTTGGCCAAGGCGGACCAATAGGTGGTGTAGGCACAATATATACTGGAATTGCTCCAGCAGCATTACGCCTATCATTTGAATAGTTATATGACATTAATATGTTAGTCCCCACATAGAACCAACACTCTGTGCCAAACCTAGATAAACACGTCCCCAAGGAGTTTTGAGCTGCTGTAAATCAGCAATCGTTAAATTCTCCATAGCAGACAAAAGTTGCACGCTGGCCTCTGTACCTTGATCCTGGGCTTGATTTACTAAGCCAGGCAAGAAGCTATTAACTCCCATAGAATTTCTTAAATCTGCCCAATAAGTATTATTAGGAGGTTGTAAATTGGGATTATCCTGTGCCATTTGAACTAAATAATCGCCACCTAAATTATAAACACATTGAGTATAAACTATTCCGCTTGCCCATTCTATATATCTATTCACTATTTCTATAGACAAATCATACGACAATTCAATATATGGACTATTATCTGGCAATACAATTTTTGGAACCGCCATAATTTCACGGATCCAAAACAAATATCCCGGCAGAGTTGGTTGCCTTTCTCCTATCATCAAAATACAGCTTTTTTAATTATTGGTTTAGGACGAATAAAATCAGTTATAATTCCGAGTGGGCTCTTAGCCGTTGGGTCTTGCGGCGCACCACGCTCTTTGGAACGTGTAATCGTAATCTTTTCAGCTATTGTTGGATCACGATCTTTTGCAGGTTTCTCAGTAATTTCCATTTCAAAACTTGTAAGCTTTTCCTGAGCATTTTCTTCTATCATAGCGTTAACAGCCACTGCTGCTTCTGCTCGAAGTTTTTCACCCTTAACCTTTTGAACTTCTCTATTGTGAATAACAAGCTCAGCAATAATCTCAGCAGATACTGGAGTATCAATAGAATAGACATAAGGAATGAAAAATCCACGAAATTGATCTAATTCATTAGATCTAATCATTCCATATTTTTGATGAAATTGAGCAATAATATCAATTTGCTTTTCGTTTAATTCTCCAGAAATTCTAATCTGCCCACCAATAGGTATCATTTGTTGTCGATAGGTTTTATATTCAGGCAACCGATATTGGAAATCAATGCTCTGATGTGTACCATTAGCAACAAACATTTTACTCATTTCACAATTCCTACTGCTACTAGGAGGGGCGACCACAAGGGTAGCAGTCTCATGATCGCCCCATTATCCGACGTTCGAGAAAAAATATCTCTACTAGCCGAATTGGTTATTGATAGAGCATCGTCATAATTGTAATTGTTTCAGGACGAACAGCCCAACCAGATGTGATGCGCCACTCGGAAAGAACGTCAATGGCGCCGCCAGCAAGAGGAGTTGGAATCTCACGAGGCGCTGCCATATCAGAGTACATCAAGGTGCAAGCCTCAATGCCGGGCGCAATTTTGGCGATTTCGTTTGTGTTGATCTTGCTACCAACCGGCTTTTTCACTTCCGGCATAACAAGAATAACGGCGTCATTATCGCCGCCACCAACACCTTGACCGATCAAAGTATCGTCATAAACCCAAGTAAACGTATCGTCGTTCATATCCAGGATGCCTTGCACCATCCCTTTGGTTGTCACAGAACCTGCGCCTTCGCGTTGGAACTGAACAATCTGGACGATATTTTGGTATTCCATAGCCGCCAAAGTTCTCTGCGGCCCAAGAATAACAAAATGGCGACCAATTCCGAGCTGATTGCATCTTGTCTTGAGAGCAGAGATTTGCGTGAGAAGCCATACGCCAAGCTCGCCATTATCATAGGTAACGATAGTATCGTTACCGTTGCTATCAGGCGGAAGAGGAACTGAAACTGCTCCTTGCGCATTGAGTAGTCCTTCTCCATTAATAGGATTAAGACCATACAAGAGCGCGTTGCGCGCGAGTTGGAAATGACCTTGTCTCATGCCGAGGCGCTGTGCCTCAACCATATTGACGCCCCACTTGCCCATCGCCGCGGTGTCGTGATGATCATATTCAGCACGCACTCTCAACAGATAACTCGCTGTTGAGATCATTGACATTGCAATGCTAACGCTGGGTAGCATGTTGTAAGCAGCCTGACCAGCAGCCATCCGCGTGCGAACGTCGAGACGCTTCATATAAACATAAAGGTCTCCATCACCCAATCTGACAAGAGGTTCTTCTCCAGCCAAAGTGCTAAAAGCCCCAGACGCTTGCACATAGGGCAGAATGATGCCTGGTTCAACGAACGACGGATTGACAATGACATAAGAAGGAGTGGCGCCAGCCATGTTAAGTTCACCTCATATTTGGAGGCGGGTTGCGCCTCAGTTACGGAGACTTGTGGTCAGATTTCAAGAAGGATAGCGTTGCCGTTACGAACCCAATTCGCAAAGCCTGTGGCAGGATCATAGGCGACAACCATAGAATTACCCATGTTGTAACCGATAATCTTGCATCCATTCAGCGGAATACCACCAGCAGCACCATTGACCCATTGATTCACAGGATCAAAGAAGAAGCTGACAGCAGGAGGAACTGCTGGACCCGCAATTGGTAGGCCAGGAGGAGCAATGACAGGATTAAATGCCGGATCCATTGCCAGAGCAATACGCGCTCTACTACCAAACCTGTAGAAGTTCACAAGCATGCCAATGTCTGCTTGTGGCACATTGCTCTGCGGGCTATTAATCATAGCGTGGTTTTGATTGAACACGCTAATTCCAGAGGCAGGAATTGCAACAGTCGCACGCATAATGGAATTCTGCAATGATGGATCCCATAAATTACCTGTGGGAGGAATAAACTCAGCAATTGGCACGCCACCGAACATAGGAAGCGTTTCGGTAGGCGCTAATTGACCTCCTGTCAATTGATATCTGACAGCAGGATCGTCCATCGCCATACCCTGCATAAGTCCATCGAGACTTACGGTAAAGGTACCAGCGGCATTTGTGGTAAGAACAGGATTAATCGAGATCATAACCAAAGCTCCTTAATTTTTGTGATGCTCCTTGTTGCGCTCAACTTCCGTTTTTGATGCCAACTAGCCTCCGTTTTGGGGCAGCGAATTGACTCATCCAAGCGGAAGGTCTGCCGACGAACTCAGAAATCTTGCGGCCCGTAACGTCCTCATGGACGATTTCACGCAAGAAGTCGGCATCATCACTAACAGGATGCAACCCAGCTTGTTCTGCATCGGCATAGATTGTGGTCTCGATATTGCCAAATGCAGCATCGTCGGAAATGACCTTAAGGTCAATATCCTTCCAAGCCTTGGAATGTTCCTTTAGGCCATTCGCAAGGCGACGACGATACGCGATCAATGTTTCTCCATCGAGCGCGCGCGGAGCTTTGCCGCCATGCATGGCGTAAACTCGATCTGCTTTGACCTGAGAATCAGCCATTGCAGCATAGTCTGCGTCCGTCATTTGACGGGGAAGTTTGGCTGCAACGTCAGCAACGCTCTTTCTGACTTCCTCGATGGCGTCAGCGCGCTTCTTCTCTGCTTCTTCAGCATCGGTTTTGGCTTTGGCTTCAGCATCGGCCTTGGCCTTAGCGTCAGCCTTTTCCTTTTCCTCAGCATCCTTCTTCTTCATTTCTTCTTCGCTCATATCAGCACGAGCTTTGGCATCTGCTTTCGCTTTGGCCTCAGCATCTGCCTTTTCTTTTTCTTTTGCGTCCCATGCATCAGAAACAGTCTGTTTGACTGAATCCTTAATTGCATCAGCGAAGGAGGCAAAGTAAGAATCAAATCTTGCCTTGTCAGCCTTTTCTTTTTCTTCTGCGTCGGCCTTGGCCTTTGCTTCATCTGCCTTACGAGCGGCTTCAAGGGCCGCAGCCTTATCGTCGTCAGCCATAACTATTTCCTTTTCGATGCTTGCGGTCACTACGCCACTCGGCGGTCTACCTTTGTCCCATACACCCACAAAACATATCGCAATGTGGTCAAGTAGTCTTGGTTTGCCTTCAATTAGTAATTTGCTACCACTCTTTAACTTAATTTTCTGGTCTTCGCCAGTTAGAACCACACAAGGCGAAGTAGAAAGTTGATTTTCTTCCATTAAT